TAACCCATCGGCGTTTCGACTTGAAGCCGCCGCGCTTCGTACTGGACTGAAAGTCGAGAGCGAATGAAGAACCGTCAAGGTACTTCAAAGGCTCAAGGTCTTGATTAGAAATCAGGCAGTAGTCTGACTTGCTAACCAAGCTTTCAGCAGTTGGGCAGCGTGTTCCCGAATCCAAGTCCGCGCCATCTGTTGGTATTCGGAGAGCCCCAGTTTCACTGGGATTCCCCTCATATCCGACAGGCGGCAATGGAGCTTGTACCCGGAGTCCACGTCTGCTGTCACAGGTAAGAGGGTCTTCAACCCCACTCGCACATTGCAAGTCTCCGGCCGCATTCCGATCCCTTCTACCCAATCCTTCCACTGGAGATAATCCAGGGGAGAAATGGGAAGGGGAAAGGAAACGGTCGTTGTTTTGCGTTTTGCGAAATGTGTTGATGCCCCACTTATTGAGACATGCAAGTTGGTCGTCATTGATATTATCCTCTCTTTTGAGTGGATCATAGCATAGCCTCTTCTGTTTCCAGGAGTGCAAGCTACAATCGTATTGTAGGTTTGTACTCTGAAAGAAACTTAAGAAAGCTAACCCAGGACCCGCAACGCGGGTGATGGGGATCGACCTCCTCAGTACCGACTGAAGCATATCGCGAATAGCTTGGGCAACTACCCACTTTCCTCTTAAATAAAAGAGGTCGGCGGTAGCCTTCCAAGCCATCACGTGTTCTGCTTTCCATTTTCGTGCGTCATCATGGGGTTCTTGACGGGCATAGACCGGATTCACCGGCACGCCTTTATAGAAGTCCCCACCACAAGATTCGCGGAAGTAACCTTCCTTGAACGACTTGTTGATGTTAACCTTGAGAGCGTAGCTTTCAAGATACCGCACGACTACGTCCGTGTATTCTACGGGGATAATAATGTCGTCCCCATAGATGTCGATCATCTTAGAATACTTTTTGATCGACTTTGTACTTGGACGAATACCGTCTAGTTGGTGCATAGCACTCTGGATAAGCGTGTAAAAAACACAGGCCTCAACGGGAAAGCACATTGCTGAACCCATTGAAGCAAACTTACTCAGAATGATGTTCCGACCGTCGGGCAAAGTAGCGTGTAAAGAACGACAATCCTCTAGGTATTCGAGGATGCCTGAGTTCTTAAAGATTCGCTGAACAAGGTGCAGATGCACCCGATCAGACGCGTCTTTCAGGTCTAGCGTAGCTAGTCGTTTATCTTTACTACTACTGCAAGCGAGTCTCTGATTAACATCCTGCCGAATAAATCGGATCGAATGTTTAGTCAGCGGATGGTACTCCAATATGGTATAACAATAGTCCTTTAAGGACTGCTGTGCATACTGAATATGGGAGGGTTCCAACGCAATGACTCGTGGTGCCGTCATAGTCTTAGGCACAAACACAATGCGAACAGGATCTTCGTCCTTAAGTTCGCAATATGTTACACCTTCGACATCTGACGATTCGCTCCCTAAACCACCGGCAAGCGCTGCGTATCCATAATTGGGATAACAGTGCAAGTCGGAGGGAAACGAAAACTCGGAGCGCTGGTTCCACTTGCGGATTCGATTGCGGGCATTTGCTCGCAACTTATCTGCAGTGTTCCCAGGCCCATGATGACAAACAAGGCTAGTGTAATCAATCTCAGGAAAAACCTGAGACCAAAGCACTTGAGCAACCTTATCAAGGTTTGCGTCCTTTCTCTCTACTTGAGAGGTCATCATGCGGAGTTCACCTTCTACGTCGACGAATTGTTGTGCAGCCTTAGCATTGCGCTTTGGACTGCACCCAATCTTAGGCTTCTTAAAGAACCTACAGATTTGACGAACCCAAAGAATGGAGTCCGTACAAGCATCGTCGCGTAGCCTACCATCCAACGTAAATATCCTCTTGAGCAAACCCCCGAGAAATCGAGGGAGCGCTCCATGCCTACTAAATGATGTAGGACATGAGAAGAGCCCGGTCTCGAGGCCTTTTTCAAGGGCATCGGAGATACCGGGGAGAGTTATCGTTAAAAACGATAACCCTTCATATTTACAACGACGTTCGAGAGTTCGAACGTCGCGTTCTACGGACAAGTCTAGGTCCAATGCTGCGTTATGCAGCAAGGCCTTGACGAGCATGGTCGGTCTTTTCACTGTCACCTCCATTAATAGATGGGATGGCAGGACCGTCTAGGCTACTCCACAGGGGAGCTATTTGTCGTCGCGCAATTTATCATGCGCGCCGAGGATGACGTAATTAAGAAATTCGAGAAACCGCCGAAGCAGTTTCTTTGATATCTTAATACTCACCGCCGAGCACCTTAAGGTAATTGGCAGAAGTTAGCCAGGCCTTAAGACTATCGACCAAATAGCCGATCTCAGTGTCCGAAAACACACCGTTGCGTGGCTCGTCAATGACGAGATACACACTGGTGCCGGCAACGGCATTTACTGCCGAAATCGGATCCGTCGCAATCTTCGACTGCGACAGACGGACTTCACGACGAAAACGCTTTGCAGAAATATTCTGCTTCGTCGTCATCGTGGTGTTGCCATCAGCCGACGTATAAACGTTCTGCGTTGGACCTTGATTGGTCCGCGGAAGAGACGTCGCAACGCCGTTGATGGTCACAGACTGAGGATCAGTAAGCATAGAAGCTCCATTTTTACGCATTTACAGGGAAGTTAAAAACCCAGTATCTAAGCTAACTTGGAGATTCCAAGCGCCCCTAGAATACCGAGTTGCATACCAGAAAGCGAACTTTGCTTGGTATGGAACCCGAAAGGATCTCCCACGACGCGGTTCTTAGAGAACTTAGTCGCTGAGGAGTGGCCCCGGAACAAGACTGGTGTCCCATTACGCCTGTAGAAGCCAACAGTAGTATCTGTTACGATACGATTGCTGTACTCCTGCATAACGTAAAAGTGGTTTGCCGCGAGGCGCCCCACTATGCTGACGTTGAGGTTGTCAACCACATCGCCAACATTGGTAAACCAGTCAAGTAACCAACTCCACGGTATGGCATTATAAAGTTGAGAGGCTGACGGCAGGGTAACTCCCGCCAGATACCTTTTCAACTTTGCATTATAAGCCATATCAGTGGGACCCGCAGGTAAGTGATAGCGAAATTCGGCGGAAGCCCAACTTCGTACACTAGTGTACTGCGTATAAGTAGCCCTTGGCAACTGACTATAATATTGTGTAACAAACGAGGGAGAAACCCCCGTACTGCCCACATTATAGTTAGAAGCTAAAATAACAGGGTCACTTATAGATTCGCCTAGATTAATTCGACGGCGAATCCGGCGGCCAGAATCTCTGTAGAGCTGAGCCATATGTTTTTGAATCTTCTGTTGAAGAGTCAAAAGCTTTTTGGCGTCAGAAAGAAGGGGAAGAATACCGAATTGCCCGGTTAAATGCAATTTACCGAGGTCTTTGGCATTCTTCAGTTTCCCCTTCAGCAGCCAGGTAAGATCCGGAAGCTCCCGCAACTCATATATTGAGTTAATCGCGGAAAAGTCCGGCTTATCTGGTCTCATCTTAGAGTATGCCGATGCGGCTAGCGATGATGGGTCGTACTCAGTACTTCCAATCACGTCAAACGGAACCTTTGGTTGAAATACTAAACTTCCAGTATAGTATTCATCATTGATTCCGCCACGCCAGAGTTCTCCACATTCTTTCACGTCTTTGACGACATCCGTACCGATAAGTCGGAACGGGCCGCCAACGTCGCGATTGGGTGGAAAATTAGGGTAGCCGTAGTGCCCAGAATTGCCAAGGTACATTACCTGGTCCTTATAACTGCCAATGGCAGAAATAGGGATAGGCGATGATCCTTTGATATGTCGCATGCCGATAACTGAAGCATGTTGCGTATCCAAGCTGGGAGGCATAGCATTCCTTTCGAAATTCGGAGTGTCCGTTTAGAACTGGTGTTGGCCCTTTGGAAGGGGC